GTCTGTGATGTTACCAACCACATTCATACGCATACGGTAGTCTTCACCTGACAGATTATTATTCCCATCAGCACGTCCCATACCGTTGTAGTCCCTTTGGGTGTACATGCGCAACATGTCCAGGTTAAGTGTGTGCCTGCTACTGTGATCCTCACGCAACTGGTTTATCAGCTCAGTGAGCAGCAGCCCCATTTCGTTTTCATCTGTTTCATTCCACCAGAATTTCATTATCGTACTCCCTCTAAGTATTGTTTGGTCATATCTGCGTCACTTGGTTGTTGTTGCGGATCGGGAAAAGAAATGTCTGGAAGTTCTTGGAAGAATTCCACGTCAATGCCTAGCCCTGTGAATTTATGCACTCTTGCGTTTTTCAAGAATGTTATTAGTTTTTCGTGATCTGGTAGTTTAAACATTAGTTTGCCATTATTGCTTGTGCGTCTGATTTGGATTGTAGTCTCTGTGCATCGGTTCTTACTGCACTTGGTGGTTGGGCTAATTTATCTAATATTTTAGACTGTCTATTGACTGCATCACCATAATCTAATGCCATCTCTGACTGCCTTAATGTATCTGTTGGATCGTATTTTTCAGGGCCAAATAGCAAAACATCCGTAGTATTTACATCTGGGTCATAATGCATAAACACTACATCTGGTTCACCTTTATTAAAGGCATCTGCAGCTTTTTTGCTCCAGCCTGCAGGTGCTTCTGCATCACTCCAGGGTAATCTAGAAGAAACTTTAAATCCTGCTTCAGAATAAAAACGTGGAAGGACCACATCAAAAGCATCTAGTTTCCTACCACCTTCCTGAACTGCAAGCAGCATCATTGTTGGTGAGATCCCTCTATATTTGGATTTTGCATGGTTGAACACACTGACAATATCACCATCAGCTTTAATGGCAAATCCTGCTTTATTATCTGGTGTAATGAAAAGTTTCATCTGCTGATACTCTTCTGGAGAGTAAGCAAAAACAGATGAGCCTAATTCTTTGTGGGATTCTTTTGCCTTGTTAATTGCGTTGGCAAAACGCTTTGTAGATGTTTTGTTGGGGTTTAGTTGGGAGACTTTTTCTGGAAAGTTAATACCAAAAGACTTGAGTTCAGCTAACTTTTTTTCTGGGATTTTAAAGCTGTTTAATTCATTTGCAGCCAGGCTTCTGCTTTCTCTGGCGAAAAACCTCTTCTGATCAGATCCTCCTTCATTGGGTCTGATTTTATTTCTGATGCCTGTGTAGTATTTTGGGGTTGCACTGCTTCTGTAGAATTCTTCAAGCTCATTGCCAATGGCTCCAAGAGTCCTCCCTCCATAAGTACCTTGACTGCCTGTTGGTCCTTGCTGGACAACTTTGGGAATTGTTGTGAGTTTGTTGATTTGTTTGCCATATCCTACATCCTTTAAAATTTCTGAATATCTACCTGAATTTAGTAGTATTGCAAAATCTGGGACATTTGCAATACTTTTCTGAAGATTCGATGTGTCTTTTATAATTTCAGGGACTGACCGTAGTTCTCCGGCTGCTCCTCTTTGCTCCATTACTGCTTTAACAAAGGACCAAGCTGTCTCCTGTACCTCTGCCCCTGTCCACTTACCAGGGACTGCCTTACTTTTGGTAAGAATCTCTGCTGCCTCTCTGTGCAGTGCTGATGATGCAATATATCCTGGAGACTTATAACCTAACTTATCAGTAACCTCATATTTCTTAGGTCCGGCAACTGTAGGTTTTGTACGTTCAAGAGTAAATTTGCGTGTAGCCCCACCAAACACTCTTTGGACTACGCCAACAGCTTTACCTTCCCAGGTGTCCTGCGTGATTTCTGTAGTATCTCCCAATATATTCTGCATAAAAGAATTTACTTTTGCACCAGAAAGCCGGATTGAATCTTCTTTTCTGCCTGAAAGTGACCTTACTGAGTTATTTACCCATGCATCCATAACAGATTTCCTACGGACCATGTCAGCATTTTGCGGGGATGTATCCTGAAATGTTTTAATAGATGCAATCATTTGATCTTGACTTCCAATGGGCAAATCTAGTTCTTTAGAAAGTTTGACAAGTGCTTCCCCACCTCTGTTTTCTAGTGGAGTCTTGCTAACTCCCTCACCCATAATGCGAATAATCTCATTACGTTCAGTAGGTCTACCGGCTTTTATCCATCCTGCCCAAATATTCAAAGCATTTTCTAAGTTACCCTCTACTGATATTTGTGGAGATGTTGACGCAAGCAAAGCTGAAAACTGTTCTGTGTCATCTTCAAACACTGTTTTTAATGCTACACCGGTATTTTCATACCACCCTTTCTTTGCAATTCCTGCTGATGCCATTGTGGCAATTTTCTTTGCGTCTAACCTAGATCCTCCAGGCAATATTCTTGGGTCACCTAATGCTGATGCAGTACCTGCCTTTGCTTGTAATAATTCCGTTATTTTACCAATTGTCTGGGGTTGCATCAGTTCTAATTCTTCTTTGGTAAAATATTTTCTCATACCCTGAACTGCAGGATCTGCTTCCTGGAATGCATTTACTAGCGACTCTCTAACTTCAGCAGTTTCTCCACCATATGCTTTTAGTTTTGCTCCGGTTTTCTTCAGTCCTCCAAACATGGCTGCACCTGCTCCAAGTGATGCGATTTTGCTTGCTCCAAGTTTACCCAGAAGTAAAGCTGCATTTGCTTTTGCAACTGGATCGGGTGAAAAAACAGAACCAACCATACCTGGGACTGACTCTAGATCTAAACCAATTTTATCTGCTGCCCACTCAGATGTCCCCTTATATTCAGGGTTAGCCACTGGTGGTGTACCTGCAAATACAGGTTTGTTAGTTTCTGGATCTATTTTATAGTCTGCAGATGTTGCTGGACGCATTTCTGCAGCCTTGTAACTTGCAGGTGGGGTTAATACACCCTGTGTAAATCCTTCTGCAATATCAACTGGGGCAAACATACCTGCCACCAATCCCTTTGCCACTTCGTTGGAAACATTCCCAACTGGATAACCCATTACACCAAGTATTTGCTTTGCAATAATACCGTAATCTGGTTTTTTGCTCTCCAACCCCTCTTGATGTACTTCAGGTGTAGGTTTCTGCATGGCAAGCATATTCTTTGCGTTATTCTTCTGCACAGAACGTGTTATTGGGTGCATCCCTTGATATTGTTGTCTTGTTTCTGCCATATTAGTTCAATATTTCATCGTAAACAGGATCGGGACCATGTTCTTCCCACCAATTACCTACATCACCTACCATTTTTGCTTCTGCTGCTGCTTCCATCTTTGCTTCTTCTGCTTTATACCACTCATCTGTTCCCAAAAGTGGCTGAAAACTCTCAGATTGGTGCAAAAATGCTAGTGATTCCCTCCAGACATATAACATTGCATCACATGCGTGGTTTTCGCAGTCACTGCGCTCAATAAAACGGCCCTTTGTACGTTCATTCAGATCCCACTCCAGCAATTCCAGCTCATCAATCAGTAACTGGTTTTCTTCGGTATCGTAAATCTGGAGCTTACCTTTTTTAAAGTCTGAATTAAGCAGCTCAATGTGATCATGCTTTGCGCGTTTCTGAGCCGGTAATATGTTGAGCGAAAAACGCTTTGACATCTCCTCCACGACCATTTTTCCCAAACCACCGGTATCTGCGACAATCCTCTCAAACTCATATTCGCCATCCAGCCACTTAATCTTTTTACCAATATCGTCAGATGTGAGGTGAGTGAACTTGGAAACTTCGAGAACATATGTCTCTGGAGCAGAATCTGACCACCCCACCACAACAAATGCAGTGCTATCAATAAACCCCAGATCCACACCCAGAGCATAATGAAAATCCACGTCAGGCAACTCTTCGCACAAGTTCCGTATCTTGTTAAACTGGTAAACCAAGCTGTTTTCATCTCTGACCCACTCACCACAATATTCCCGCCTGTACGTTGCATCAGTTACACTCCAACTGTTCTCAATAATCTTTCTGTCTAACCAAGCCTGCGCACCAGGAAGATGTGGATTGTCCAATAACGTCCATGCGTGAGACTCCCATGCTTTCTGTTTCATTTCTAAACAATTTGCATCATAGAAAAAACCACTTGCTCCTGCGCCCGGAGTTCCAAACATCCAGATCGATCCGTTTAAATCCAGACACGCGGGTTCTAAAATGTCATTAATCAAAATTGCTAAAATGCTACTCTTGATACTCTGTGCTTCATCAATTACACAAAGCGCATACTTAGGTCCACGGAACTTTTCAATACCAGATGCGTCCTCACAACCTCCCATAATAATCTGGCTGCCATTCGGGAACCTAACAGTTAAGCTGTTCTCCAAAAATTCCATACCAAAAGCCCAGGTGCGTTCAATCTCCCTGAGTGTGGTCCAAACAATACGCCTAGCATTCTTGATACTTAAAGTAATATACGGAACTAGCAGATTGTCGTTAGTAATTGCTTCACTGATTAACACCACTGCTTCTAAAAGT